CAATCTACGAACGTTTATCCTGTCAAATGCTGATGATTTTGATAAACCAGTCTTGTCACCGAAGAGAACTATTCCTCCACCAGGTGAGAAGATAATTGGGTTAACTCTGTTAGAATACAACTGATCTCTTTGTGTTTGAGATGGATTGTATGCTAACTTCACTGCATTGAGTATTGCACCTCTTGCAGTTCCCGCTGGTGAGAACCAAGGGAAGTTATTAATATCATTTCTTGCACATAATCCAGCAATATCTCCATTCATTGGAACATATCTGAAAGTATCTGCAAATCTGTCATACATGTATTTGTATGTACTATCAAATACTGCGAATGATGAGGATGATACAGGAGCAAAGAAACTAATTACGTTGTCTGTAATTTGATTTGCATCAAATACTACAACAGAACCTGCACTTCCATCACTGAGGAATGCTCCTCTATTGGGTGATACAAATGCAACTGCATCCTTTCTTATCTCTGCAACAGAGATAATTTTATTTGCAAGTGATTGGCAAGTTTCTTTTGTATGGTTAGCAGAACCCATCAAGATAAAGTCTGCTGAGTTTAAATTATCATCTTCAAAAAGTTGATAACCTCCTGCGAGTCCAGCCAAAGTAACTTGGAATGCACCAGCTGCTTCTTCATCTGATCCACCATCATAGTTTTTACCACCAGTCAGTGTTAGTGTTGTTACACCAATACCTGCAAAGTTAATACCTTGTGCGTTTTGATCCCAACCTACATCACTTGAAAGTGTAAAGTTGGTAGCACCCTCACCGAATGATGTTGTAACAATACCTGCAGGAGCACTGCCACCAAATATATTGGTTGAATTATTATAAAGGTACTTTCTCCAATAGGATGGTGATCCTAATGAATATAAACCATCTTTTGCTTTTGATAGTCCTAAGTGTTTTTCTAAAATTGTACCTGCGTTACCAGTTACTTCACCAGTATCATCAATCACAACTACATGAACTTCATCAAACCTTGAATCTCTTGCTTCTGCAAATGATGATGTGCCAGGTCTCTCTGCAATGTTATTCCAATTAATTGTTGAGTTTGTTAATTGTATAGATTGCTGATCAAACCAATCTGAATTTCCAGTTGGTGATCCAGTTCCTGTTGCAACACCTGAGTTGTTATGAATTGTTGCGACTGTATTACCAAACTTATAGATTCCATTTGGTTGATAATCTACTGATGTTGAAACACCTGCTTCTGTAACTGATTCTAATATCTTAACAGATGCTTTCTTTAACGTAGTGTCAACTTCTGTGACAATTCCTTTAAAGTATCCAGTTAATAATGATGTTGTACCAGATCCTGCAACCACAGTGTTCGGTGGTATTGCCTGAGTAATACCAAAACCAACTTGTATATTTGAAGGTAGTGTGCTAAATTGTAGTACTTGATCTGCTAAGTCATCAATTATAGCAACCTTTAAGTTATTTGCCCATGAGCCAGGATTTCTAGCAGCAACAGTTACACCAGTAATTGTTGAACCATCATATCCCAGATCATTATAATGTTCTGTACTTTTTATCTTTATGCTTCCAGCAGTTCCCGAAAAAGCATTCTTTAAATCATCATCATCTGCTCTAACGACTCTTAGTGGTCCTCCATAAGCAAGATAAGATGATGCGACCATCCAATACTCATAGTGCTTGTCAGCAGAGTATGGTTTTCCAAAATTGTCTAGTAAATCTTGTTCTGTCTCCACTAAAATTGGAAGATCAACTGCACCTTTGGCAAATGGTCCTACAAGAGCACCAACTTTGTCAGATGCTGTGTCAACACGACCAACGGTTAGGTCAACTTCTCTAACTACAATTCCAGGAGATGCTAAATTTAGTGGCATCTTTATTCTCCGAATCTCAGATTATTTCTGAAATTATTTATTAAAATGCCCTTTTTCATGTAGTCTACATGTATTAAAATGCACCATCCCAGAAGGTATCACCCATAGGTTGCATGTTTCTTGATATAAAATATAACCCTACGTTACATGCAAACCAGTTAATATTGATTATCCAAGTTTGTCTCCAAAGATATTTTCGATTTGTTTCTACTATGTAAATATTTCTCTGATTATCAGATTGTTTAACAATTTGTTCCAAAATCAATGCAATCACAAATCCAATCGCATATATGTAAAAAGCAAAGTTAAGAAAACTAGAACTGAAAAGTAAAGCTGAAATCATCTATAATCCCACATGTAAGAACGATCACCGTATTCATCAGTATGCCACACATCACCATCTTTGTCAACAAATTGACTATCCTCTAACCCTGTGTTTATAAATCCGAATGGTGCCATGTCCTGTTCAATTTGATTTTTCTGCTCTTCATATATCCTCTTTCTGATATCATTATCAGTCATTTCTTTGAAATATTCCTGTTGAACTAACCATGCAAAGAGAACCAAACACATTGCCAAGTCATCATTAGATCCCTCTTCTGCTTCAAACGAATTATGTTTTTGTGCAAATGTAGTTAACTCTGATATGATTTCATAATCACAAGTAAGTAATTTATGATCTTCAATCAGTGTTTTTAGGTTACTGCAACCAAGTTTCTTAACTGCTGAAGTAGTTCTTACACCAAGTTGTGTTTTCTTTCCTGAAAACCCTTGACCCACTATTTGACCATTTCGACCTCTCATCGACGCCATAAGTAAGTTTTCATACTCCAAATCATATTGAAGTATGCTGGCAACCTGATCTCCTATATCATTCACCTCAACTAATATGTAAGCATTATTATATCCCTTTGCTACATCAAGTATGACATTTGGAAATAACATAGGTTTGATTTCATTGTTTCGGTATTTTGCTACTACCTTATATGGAAACTGAGTTGTATCAAAAACAATAAATGCAGAGAAGTCATTTCCAAGTCCTCTTGCTACATCAACCGTTATAATATAATTGTGATCTTTTTCTGGTTTTTCGTAAATATCTAAACCTGCATTTCTTGTGATTGGATTTTCATATACCATATTTTTTAATATGGCAGGTGCTATTAGTGTATTAACAGAACCTAGAAACTCACATTCAAACTCAACTCTAAACTGTTGTTCTGAGGTGTTTGCTATTGTCTGCTCTTTCCAAACAGCATCTCTGCCTGGCACTTCACTCCAATGAACGTCTGTTGGAATATATTCATTCTTACCTCTCTCTGCATCATGCCAATATCTATAAAAGTGGTTCATCCCGTGAGGGGTAGATACCATTATGACTTTGGTGTTTTTACCAGAAGTGATAGTAGGATATACTGAGGCAAAGAATGACTCAGCAATATGATTAGGAACAAAGGCAAACTCGTCCAGAAAAAGAATGTTGAAAGACATACCTCTAACTGCACTTGCAGAGGTAGATGCCGCCAGTATTTTAGATCCATTTTCTAACTCCAAACTTCCTTTATTCCAAGATATTATACCCTGTTGCATCCATTTAGGCAAATTCTCATATGCAGTCTGTAATCTACCTAATAAATCACGGGCAGTTGCTGCTTTGTTTGCAAGGATACCAATGTTTGTACTATCATTGAAAACAGCATAATGTAAAAGATATGATACAGATGTAGTAGATTTACCCGTCTGCCGAGGCATCTTACATATGTTGAAACGGTTTTCATGGAAGTTCTTAATTAATTTTTCTTGAAAATCATATGGATGAAACTGAGTCAGTCCTTCATCAAGAGAAACAATCTTAATATAATTTTTTGCAAAGTAAACTGGGTCATTCTTACATTTAATAAACTCAATGACCTGCTCCTCTGTAAATTCATGAGGAGTATTTGCTTTTTTTAAATTCGGATTACCAAGGTATACATTATCATTCATAATTTATCAGCAGTTCCAACGTCTACGTGCTTGTCTTAATCTACTATTCGGATCTTTTGCTGCTTTTGGAAACTTCTTCATTTGTCCTGCACTTCTTGCACAGTAACTTTTCCTTCTATTCGCTGCTTTACTACCCTTTTTTAACTTAGATGGTTTTGTCGTCACAGCAGTTTGTAATTTAGAACCAGGATTTCTACGACGATATGCTTCAACACCTTTCTTCGTCATTCCAGCACCTGATTTTGTGGGTCTTTTGTGTCCTGACTTGACACTCATACCCTTCATATCATCTTCTTGTAACTTTTTTGAGTCGTCCTTACCCTCATAACCTAGTTCATCTCTCCAATCTGAAAACTCTTCTTTCTTGACACAATTATTATATCTCTTACCAAACATTATCTTAGTGCCTTTCTTTTCATAACCTGGCCAACACTTTTGACCTTTCTTCTCCTCTAAGTTATATTCTTCTTTCTTCGTGCTGTTACCCCAGTTTGCAGCACCTACCTTTCGACACTTAACTAATGCTCCTGACGCATATGCACTTGGCCATACAGAGTATCTTGACTTAACTTTATGATAGCAAGCATCTTTTGTACCACTACCCTTACCTTTCTTATCTTTAACCTCACTTAATACTATCTCATCACCAACTTCTACATTATACTCAGTAAACCAACCACGATTTGCTTCGATTGCAAATAATACTTCACCATCAGATGATACTGGTAAACTACTATATGGTGTTAACTCCTTAATACTTTCAATAGTTCCATCTTCTTTTACAAAAGCAACATCAAGAGGAATACGAGTATTTTTCATATGGAAGGAGTATTGTCCTACTTCCTCAAATATAAAGAGCATTCCTTTATCAATATCTAAACTCTCACGAAACATGAGACCTAATTTAAAATCTCCATCATTTTTTGGTATCTCAACATGTAATGGTAAATCAATATACCCCTCACTTGTAGTTGTGGTATGTTGTTCATCGGGTGTATTTGATGTAAGATTTTTTTTCATTTTCTTCTTTGAAATTTTAGGACCGCCGATTAGATCACCGTATTCATCTCTTTTCATCTCTTCACTCATTTTCTTTTTTGGTTTATCAGTTGAGACATAGGTTGGTTTTGCAGCACCAGTCTTTGCTTGTTGACCAGGATCTGCTTTCTTCTTTCTACGAGCAGCAGAGAGTCTTTCTGCTTTTGTCATACTTGCTCTCTTTGATGATGATACACATTTAGGTGTACCCTCACCAGGTTTGTCACTAGCACAAGTTCCTCCTGTAACAACATTAACCCAACCAGGTTTGCCATCTTTGGACTTTGAACCCTTAAACCATTTGTGAAGTGAACCCTCTTTCACTGATTGTTGAAATGCTTTCTTTACTTCAGATACACCAACAACATCAATTACTTCTGCAAAGGTTTCTCCTTTTGAATTTTCGATAGTAACAGAATCACTCATTAGAACTAAGAATCCTCTTTATTATTTAGTATTCCTTGTTTTAACATCTTTGATAACTCAGATGTTGATCCCACAAACAGTGCGTTATTAGTTACATTATTAGTAGTTTGTTTTTTATCTTCGTCCACTTCCTTGACTTTCTTTTGAAGATCCATTAATTTATCAGTTGTATCTGCAACTGATTTTATGATTTGACCTGCAACTTCATATGCTCTGGCACTACCACCTTCACCTGCAACTTCTAAAATACCATTGAGTGCTTCTTGACCTTTTTCAACTAACGAATATAAATTTGCACGAGTATAATCATAGTCTTTTTTGACATCATCTTTACTAGATTCTACCTTTTGTGGTTTGCTAGTGGGAGTGACATCAATCGCACTACTTGTGTTTAACGCTTCATCAATAGAATCATAGTTAGTCATGGTATTCATCCAATGTCTCTTTGTTGTGTTGGACTAAATG